CAGTACTAGACACATTACCGAATACGTCAGTATATGTTCCCGGTGCGCCTAACCGTGCTCCTGCCTCCGCATCAAATGATGCCTGAGTAAGCGAATCAAAGCCACGTACTCCCGGCTCTGTAGTGATTCCACTTCTAGGTGTATCAGGAGTACCAGTTATAGACCGCATGTCTGCACCGAAAGCTTGACCTGTTGTACGTTGCGTCTTTCCACCTGTAGTGAAAGTTCCGTCAAGCTGAGTTCCCATAGGCGAAGAACTGAAGTCATCAACAGGAATACCGTTCACTGTGCGCTGTGTAGATGCAGGTGTTGCAGTTACACCGGAACCTCTAGTTGGTGCATCTTGCCCATAGAATGCCGCACGATCTTCAGGGCTATCAAACAAACCGAAGTCTTGCTCAGTCAACATTGCAGTCTGCGCTGATCCTACATCTAAAGCACCACCAGTGACATCACGGAAAATGTCAGCAGTCTGCATTTCGTATGTTGCTAAGTCTGCACCGGGGTCAACTTCAGAGAATGCACGGCCTGTTGTAGTAGCAAGTGCCGCCGCTAATGCAGGAGATGCGCCAGCTTTTGTTGCGTTAACGAACGTCTGCTCAATCGCTTTGTTTGTGTATGAGTTAGGATCTAGTAAGCCAGCATCAGAAATAATATTTTTAGTTGCAGGATCTAATGTCTTATCTAACTCTGCTTTCATCTGCTCCTGAATCTTAGCAGACTCCGTTGCGTACTTATAGCCTACGTAACCTAATCCTAGAAGACTGATTCCTCCTGACATTAAGCCACCAAGTAATGACAAGCCACCACGCTTGAGTGCTTTATCATCTAGCTCTTTCTGTTGTTTTGCTAATTTACCGATTGCACTATCTGGGTCTAGCTTTGCAAGAGCACTTGTAATACCAGTTACCGGATCTACTTTAGCTGACTCAACCTGTGGTCCATCTGAATCACCGCCGCCGTCTTGCGTAGTTACTTTTGCAGTCTCAACACCAGTTTTTGTTTCTGGTACTTTAGATGGATCGTACTCAGTGAATCCTTCTGGAATAGGTGGGAACGCTTTACCATTAATAAAGGTGAATGTACGAATCTCTCCGTTTGGACCGATGTACTGTTTTGTTTCGTATGTAGGAACACCACCGCTTGGAGGTGAGATAACAGGTGCTTGAGGAAGATCTGTTGATGGTGTGCCGGGTGCTGTAACACCGGGAGGTAAGAAGCCTACGCCTGATGTTTGCTGATAGATTTGATTCGCTTGCTGTTCAGGTGTTGTTGTAGGTTGCCCTGCAAGTCCACCAACTTGAAACTCTTGAGGTTCATCTTCTTTATCTAAGTCTTCAATAAACTGATCAATCTCAGCATCGAAGTCTGTTTCATCAGATATTGTTGCTTCTTCACTGTTACCCATCTGACCCATGGCTTCCATCTTCGCAAGACCTTCTTTAGCCATGTCACGCATCTTCATGATGTTCTCTAATCCGATGTAACGCACAACGTCAGCAGGTAGAACAAATTCACCTTCACTTAGTTTAGCGTCGATGTCATCACGGACTTCTTTCTTCGTTGAACCAGAAGGTACATCGTTTCCAGAAACAGGATCTACTGATCCACCTTCGTCGTGTAGACCACCCTGTTCAAACATGTCCATTTGATCATCGTAGTTAGCCATCTGATAGAGCCTCATCTCTCAAGTATTTCAATTGACGCAGTGCTTTGATTGCACCCTGCGCCTGATGAATAGATACAGTATTGTCCATTTGTTCTAGTATTTTGTGGTTTTCGGATATCATAATGTCCAAGTACTCACAAAAAGAATCCCACTGTCTTTTGTTACTGCATAGGGGCTTGAGGCGGCTGACCACCTTGTGCCTGTGGTTGTCCTGCTGTTGCATTTCCTGTAAATCCTTGTTCTCCCGGAGTTGGTGCTTGCCCTACCCCGATGTTTCCGCCACCTGTTCCTGCTGTATCTGCTACACCCGGAACACCTTGTGCTTGTGGAGCCGCAGGCTGTGGTGGTGCATTCTGTTGAATTAGCTGTGCTTGCAGTGCCGCCTCTTCCATGGAGTTAGTTACCTTATCTGGATCGAGATCCATCGACTTAGCAATCTCACGGACGATATATGGAAACTTCGCAAATGGTGCGAGCGATGGATTAGAGGCAACCTGCAAGAACTGCATGAGTCGTTGGCTACGTACTTCATTCGCCATCAATGACTCAGTACCACGAGCCTTAACTTCTAAGTCACCCTTAATCTCAGGATCGAAGTCAAACTGCATGTTGAATGAGAACATCGCCTTGCCTAGCGGAGCTAGCAAGTAATCGTCTACGTTCTTGATGACAGTCTTAATACCGCCTGCCGCCGCATTCATCAACATAGAGATACCTGATGCTGTACGGCCTACACCTGCAACACCTGTCTGCCCATGTGCAAAAGAAGGTAGACCCGTTGACTCATCGGCAAGTACACGTGCCTTGTCAAACAACTGCATGTTCTCGCCTGAGACGTTAGGAAACTTCGTGCCGAAGATCGCCTGACCCGGTGCACCACCTTGGCGGCGGAAGACCTTGCCCGGATATACGGACAAGTCCTGCCCCGGCACGAGATTTGTTTCATCAATCTCGATGAGCAAGTTCCCTGATAGAACAGCGTTGTCCACAGCCATACGCATGAAACCGTTCATCAGCGTCTGGGTATCGTCCATGTTTTCTGCGATACCTACACCGAAGAATGAGTATGGGTTTAACTCATACGGTACTGCATAGTATGGGATGCGAGCAGGTTTGAACGGGTTGATGACTGCACGAAGAATGCGACCGTTGCAATACCAGATGTTCGCTTGCACTTCGTCCATGTCGTTCATTTCTTCTGGGATGTCTACGCCTGCAGTATCTAACGTCTCACGATCAATTGTTCCCCAGTACTCAAGTACTTCAAAACGCTCGATATCGTAATCTGTCTGATAATCACGTAGATCATCTTCCCAGTATTTCTTAACGTAACCTTCACCCATGTCGATTACATCGTCGATAACCTGAGCACGGAAGAATGGACGCTTCTTAAGTGAACGTAACTGAGAGCGTGACATCTTATGTCTTTCAATTACATACTGCGCCTCATCCATGTTGGATGCGTCAGGGTCAGGGTAAAAGTTCCACACAGAGACATGGGATGTCGAGGGCATCGTTTTAATAACAGGATTGTATACCCCTTCCTCATCCCAATTCGAGTATTCCTTGTCAATGGCAAACGGGCCTTTCATAATCCCAGTGCCAAACAAGGCCATTTCAAAAGCTGTAGATCGCAGTTGCTTTGATGCATGCGCTTCTTCTAATTGATCGTGTATCTTCTTCTGCATCTTCTTGGCCGCAACAAGTGCAGGATAAAAAGACATAGAAGATGGTGTTAAACCTACACCAGATTTAAGACCTTCGACTTCACTTAGTTTATTCTCAAGTGGTCCGAGGTCACGTTGCATCAATGATGTCAGTGTCGCACCGGGTGGTAAGTCTTGGCCGTCGCCAGAAAACCCATATGGAGTGACAGGAATGCCCTGTTGCTCATCAGCTTTATTCTGCTGAGGATCAAAGTGCACTGACTCCTCTACATTCTCAGGTAGTCGTGTCGGTTCGACAGTAACAGGGAATGCGTTATTCGCAAACAGTACGTCGATAATCTGGCCGTAGGCCGCTAGTGTTTTAGTTTTAGTTACCTTGATGAAGACACGAGATTTCTCAGCGTCAGTGAACTGCACATCTGGCCCGTAGATTCCACGGTAGTTACGATAGGATTGCAACCAACGATCTTCATCTTGACGGCGAGTATCTTCAGCTTTCGTGTAACGCTCCATGACGTAGCTAACCAATGCCCGAATCTCAGGGTCTTCCATTGATTTCTCTTCTACATCGTCCAGTGTAATCTGAGCGTCAGCTTCAAAGATATCGTCTTGATCTTCCATATTTAATATCCAAATTTAGAGTCCGATGGGACATAGCTTGAGGTACGTTGGTGTGCAGGATCAAAGTCCCAAATTGAAAAACGAGGTCTTGACATGATTCCATAACGCAATGCGTCATACAGGTGATCTTCAGACTTCGTGTCGATATCTTCTGGATTCTTCTTGTCCAGTGGGATAATCGGTAACTGTGCGATTAAGTTGGTACAGTTATTAAAGAACACTAAACGAGGTTCTTCACTGTATTCATCAACTTGTAATCTGCGGTGCAGTTCGTTCTTGCCTGCTACACGTGAGCCACCAGATCTATCTGAAGGTCTCCACCGGCATCCTTTCTGAATCATCTGTTCAGCGAGTGATGGTCCAGTGTCTCCACGTTTATGCCAGCACGAACTATCTAATACCCCGTACTTGATGTTACCGTCATTCGCTTCAAGTTCAAGAACCATATCTGCGAGATCAGTCGCCAAGACCTTACTAACATATAGCTCACGATAGACAATAAGCTGTTCATCAGGAGTACAGGCAAACCAAACAACAGCAGAATAAGAACCGTACCCATAATCGCAGGCCCTAAACTTAACCCAATTACTAGGTATGTCAAAAGGCTCAATAGTATGAACTTGTCTGTTGAACTCAGGAAACGCCGCACCTTCCGCAACATCCCAATTACCCTCTAGTAACTGTTTACGTTGATGCTCAGGTAACGACAAGAGCATCGCCTCGTAGTCACCCGTGTCATAGAGATGCGGGTTATCTGTTAGCATCGCAGGAATGAACCTGCGCTTAAATAATGGTTCACCGGCCTTGGAGTGATTAGGAGGGTAGCACAAAGTCTTACCGCTCTCTATATCTGTCGCATGAAATGCTTTACCCGAAGGGGCTGGATCAATGAACATCTTCTTAACCCATGCATGTCCCGGTCCACCGGGGTTCGTTGTCGCTCGCATGTATGTAGGCAAATCTCCTGCCGTACTACGCAAACGAGAACGCATGTAGTCCCATGCGAACGGTGTATGCCATTGTGTCAACTCGTCAAAGCCAATCCAACTAAATGCCTGACCTTGGTATCGTAATACGTCTTCGTCCCTATCGAGATACGAGAACCATAGTCTTGCACCTGAAGGAGCAGTCCACTGCATCTTTCTTTCTGACCATTTAATACCCGGCCAGATCTTCGGATACATCTCCTGAGACTTCCAAACAAGTTCCCTTAGTTCCTCGTTAGTGTGACGGAGTAGCAATCCACTGAATGATGGGTGTCCCATAAATCGTAGCGGGTCAGCCAACATAGCATAAGACTTACCACCGCCTGCGGCACCTCCATACAAGACCTCCCTTTCACCTGCCGCAAGAAACTCAGTCTGTGGTCCTGCATTAGGCTTAAATATAACATTGACTTCTTCTTCAGGGCGGATCGGATCAAACTCATCTTCAGCTTGAGGATCTACCTTAACTTCAATGTTAGGTTCCTTCTGGATCTTGCTCTTCGTCGATCCTTGACTTCCTTGCGCCGAGCCTCGACCTTTCGAGTTCTTCCGCCTTGGAGATCGCCTTTTCGTACCGCTTGGCCCATTGGCGGATAGTTGTAGCTCGTCTTTTGTGGGATTGCTCACTGTCTATCCGTTTCTTTAGTCCCATATGAGAAATACTTCTATCTGTCTGAGTTGTCAGCCAGTTCGCAACTTCTCTGTAACTATATTGCTTTAAGTATTCTTTTGCTTTCTCTAGTGCTCTTAGTTCACGGGGCACTGGTAATAACATATCGTTATCATCTGGGTCTTCCTTATAACCAAATGGAATAGTACGAGCTATTCTTGGTATAGGTAGGAAGTCCTCATCTGCGATAACATCTTTAGGCTGTGGTAATATCCACTTGCCTGCTGATCTATTCGCTTGTGTCATCCTCTGCACGCTTCGGTGGAAGTATCATTACACCGCCTGTCGATTCGACTTGGATCTTTTCAGACTTGATGATACCAACACGGTCCATGACTTCCTTAGCGGCTGTCATCTTCTCTTTGATTCCAAGTTCGGTAGGGTCAGATAATGCACCAACCATAGCCATGGCCGCACGAGGAGCAGATTGTGCGAGATACAAGTTGGTGCGCTCTAAGATTTCGTCTTTTAATGATTCGACGATTGCACCAGTGTATTGGTTTTCAGAATAACCTGCAAGCTTTTTTGCTTCAACCAAGCTTCCGCCTGCCTCTTCAAAAAGCACATCGAGAAACTTCTGTTGTTTTTCAGTTAGCTTGCGAGCCATTACTTAGTCTTCCTATATGTTCTAGTCTTCTTTGCAACCTTCTTAGGCTGTGCAACAAATTGTTTGCCTGCGGCTTTGCCCTTGCGCTTCGCTTTCGTAGTAGCGGCATACTCGCTGGCCGAAAGAGCCTTGATAGCTTTCTCCGGTAGATAACGCTCCCCGGTAGCTTTCGGGCCTTGAGTAGAGGGCTTGCCACTCTTGGTACGCCACTTTTGCTTTGTCCAAGCTTTCAGACTGCGTTGTGGTTTCTTCACGATGTGTATCCGCCACCCTTTGCTTTGTATTGCTTTGCGAGCATTTGAG